TTAATAAAACATATTAACCGAAGTAATACGAAATCCCTTATATTTCTTAAAGTTATCATTGCTAATAGCTGATGTGTAATCATATATATTAACAGTTTCTTCTGGCACGAAAGATATCTTTACAATACCATCATTTCCTACAATATCTGCTGGTATCTTTAAAGTATTAAGGTTATCATTCACCTTATCTTCTCTTTCCCTGTCACCATATTCATTCTTATGGTACTTAACCGCTCCCTCTGTTTCATTATATGCAGTTATAGTTCCAATATATTCATCATTAGCATATACTTTAGTATCTGTATTATAGCTTGCACCATACACTTCAAGCACAATGTCTTTCTCAACTCTTGTTACAAATCTGTAATAAAGTGCTGCCTCATTACCTTTATTAGTATATATCCCTGTATGAAGTGAATAGAAACCCTTTGTGTATCTGTAAGGAATGTTCAATACAGAAGCTATTGTCTTATCCTCATCTTTATCAGCTGTAGAATTATCATCAGCATCTTCTGATACATAATTATTCTCTGCTGCTAACATTTTTTGGAAATATTTATCAATGGCAGAATCTCTGTTAGACTCCACACTATCCTCATTAACCTCATCAGCCTCTTCTTCATCATCTGTTATAATATCGCCATAAAGCTTCTGTTCTTCTAATAACTTTTTATATTCTTCAAGCTTTGATATATCATATATCTCTGTATTACCAAAGTAATAGTCAAGACCATTTTCACCCGGCCACTTAGACAATTCACCATCTACATAGTAAAGCTTATATTCATCTGATACATCAAGCTTACTGCCAAGCACAAGCGTTGCAAGATAGAACACTGCAAGAATCACAACAATAATATATGCAATTATATTAATACATTTTTTCTTATTATTCATCCCAACTCTCCTTTTCTACGCCGTAAATGCGTTGACACCTGCTGTAAACCATAACCATATAAGAAATGCTTCCATAACTACTGCAAGAAATACCGCCAGCCACTTTAAGTCTTTCTTATCTGCAAAATAATCATATAAACCAATGTATACAACATAGCTTCCAACTATAAATCTGCACATTGACATAACTCCGCCCGTAAAAGGAATTATAAGTGTTATGACAGCAAATAGAACTTCTGAATAATATCTACATTTAAGCATATATACATACACGATTATTGCCAGTATCATAACCAGCGGAATCCAGTATCTTTCTGCATATATATTATTAAAGAAATCCCATATCATATTACCTATCCAGCCAGCACCATCTTCTCTCCATGCTGCCTGCACATTTCTGAACGCCCACGCATCTCCTGTCACATAATACAGATGCATCATATTAACAAATATGCCTGCTGGACATAAGAATACCTGCAATATCTTAACTGGATTTTTAAACATATGTACTATAAAACTGCCAAGCTTTCCAAATGTTATCCTGCCCTCATATAAATCAAGGTACATCTGCAATACGAGCGGGAATACAAGTATAACACCAACTATTCTTGTACAGCTTGCAAGCATAGCCGCAGCTGCTGAAATCCAGTAATTATTAATATTGCCCTTTTCTTTTTTTAGATAGTAAAAGAACACTGCAATAAGCATCATAAATAATGTTTCTGAATATACACAATGAAGATAGAATGAGTATGGTCCCATATAGACAAGAACCACTGCAAAATATCCTAATCTGTCAGGCTTATAAAGCCTTACTGTCTTAACAAGAAATATCCCCATTATATACACATATATTAAGCTGAGAAATATTCCTGCCTGTGCATAATTAAGGAAGAAAAATATGTATTTAAACAATCTTATTGATACTGGAAATAAAGGAAAGAATGCCCAGTTAGCCTGTCCATCTCCCGGCTTTATGCTTCCAGAAAGACTATATCCTTTTTCAGCAATCTTAATATACCAATCTGCATCGCCACCAAGAAACATCTTAGATAGTCTTGATACAAGCAAAATCAAAAGAACATTTTTCGCAATCTGCTTATTCTCTTTAGTAGCAATCCTGTTCCATAATCCAACCGCCTTCTCCTTCATACGTTTACCTTTCTTCTTAATTAGTAAATACGGATACACAATAACGAAACATTAAAGTTGTTGGGTTCTGACCCTGACATTATAATCATTTCTATTCGTTACCTGTAGCCTGTTCCTGTTCTTTTAAATATTTAATATACCTTTCCACAGCATTCTGCCAGGTTGGAAGCGGTGTAAATCCTGCCTCTTTAAGCTTTGATTTATCTAATCTTGAATTAAATGGCCTTGCCGCCTTTGAAAGGCCATATTCTTCTGTGGATACCGGAATAACCTTAATATCCATTCCGGCCTGTCTGTATATTTCACACGCAAAATCATACCACGAAATATAGCCACCCTCATTAGTTGCATGATAATATCCATATTTCTCTGTAGCTATCATATCAACTAATAATACTGCCAGATCAAGTGTATATGTCGGTGTTCCTGATGTAAGCTGAATCTGACTAGATACCCAATCCCATTTAAGGGTACCAGCTGTTCCTGGTTCTACAAGGGAGCCATCAGCCAAAATTGCTTTCCAAAGAGTAGATGTATCACTCATATCACATTCAGAACCCAAAGCAGCATTGTTGTACGGAATAATCTGGATTTCTCCGTCAACCAAACGCATACCTGCATTCCATTCCCATACATTACCATTCATATCGCAGATACCGTCTGCCTGATGGTTGTGATTCCATGTCACAGGGCCAGATCCTGTAAACGTTCTTCCTGTCTTTCCATTATCTTTTGCAGATTCCTCACCCTTTTCATGAGTATAAGAACTATCTCTTCCATAGTTGTTATTTCCTCTCGGCATTGTTCCGTTCTTTCTGCTCCATAACGCAAGATAGGACCACTCAGCCAATGTAGAAAGATGGAAACCCGCTCCCTTTGCTTCACAAGCTTTTCTTGCAGTATCGAAAGTAACAGAAGTCTTCGGATCGCGATGTGCCAAAGAGTATGCTCTTCCGTTCTCGATAATATTCTGATACTTGGAATAATAAAAAGCTGCCTTTTCCACACTATTTACATTAAATGCAAGATGTGCGTTTTCGGTCATCCCTGTTACTAACTCTGAATTTTTTCCTTTCGGAACTCTGACATAAATCGAAGGCATTCCGATATCGTCAAGTAACACAACATTTTTTCCACCGGACAGCTCGCTTACCGCAGCTGCCATCTGATCATAATTTCCCATTGTTCAAATCCTCCTTATTCGATTGCGTATAATTTAAGGGTTACATTTGCCATACTGAAAGCCACCGGAGTTCTCTCAATAATAGTCTCGCTGCTCTGCTCGTCTTCCGGATCGTAATCTGGATTGGCAACCTCTGTTTCTGTATACTGTCTTGCAGGAATTTCTACCTGTGCAGCATACTTCTCTCCAAGTGTTCCTAAAGTGAGCATTCCGTCCTTATCGATACAAATATCAATGCAAACATCAAAGTCCTGCTCTCTCTTTTCACAATTCAATGTGAGTTCATCTTCAAAAGTAATCTTATTCTTGTAGGTACTATATTCGATTTTCTTACCTACATTTACCTCAACAACATTCATGCTGTTTACCTCCTTCTCAATTCCTTAATTGCTTCATTCGACTTGCAGCCAATACAGTCTGCCATTTCTCTCTGTGCCTTTGTGGCTCTTGACGGGTCAATGCCATAGTCTCTCAATGTCTGATTGGTCTGCTTTCTCCTATCGTCATTATGGATAATTACATTTGCCATTATGATACACCTCCCTGTACATAGCATTTGAGAGATACGCTCTCGGCACTTCCGGTATATGCAATCTTGAAACCATTCAGCTGTTTGTCATATACCACAACATCACCAACATTCGTAACATTTCCCTGTACTTCAACAAATACTCTGTAATCAAGATTGTTGCGAATTTTACTCAAAGCAACCGTCTTGGCAGAATTGTTGAAATAGAAACCTTTGCTGTTTGTGAGTGTAACTTCTATCAGCTCACCCTCAACCGAAGAAACTGCCTGCTTATTCTGCTTCACATTCTCCAAAAGAATTGCCAGCATAAGAGAATTATTGTGAATTCCCTGCTCCATGTGATTGAAATGCTCGGCATCCATTGGTGTACCTTCCTGTATAATGTTTTTAGGGTCTGCCACATCCACAACTTCATCAAGCCATGTTTCCGGCTGATACTGACCTGTCTTATTACCTTCCAGGTAATCCGGTGTTACATATTCATCCATCCTTATTCATCTCCTTTCTCGTAAATTGGGAACTCAAATTTTGCCAACACACCTTGTGATGCGGTGCGTTTAACTGTGACCGCCTGTTCAGCACACACTACACCGGTTACATCCCAAAGTCGCAATCCGGTAATCGTATGAGCTGTCTTTGGAACAGTCGGCAGACTTACAACAAAAACAACCATATTCCCTGTGATTGTCTTGCTGTTGATTTTGGCATCATACCAAGTTCCATTTACCTGATACTGAAACTTATGAATAGCCTCCATCCACTGCTTTCTGCGTTTGTTCAGAAAGTCTGTTTTCCAAAATGCCATTCTGCTACCTCCTATTCTTTATTTCCACAAGCAACCGTTCCGCACCTTCGCACTTTTGCAGTTGCTATATAGACATTGACACTGCTTTCCATTTCATTGTCCGAAACGGAAACTGTTTTTGATTCATCTCCGCATTTCTCATTCGGAGAAGCTGCTATCTGTGTTGCGGTATCCACCGATAACAACGCTTCAGCATTTGTTTCCAGTTGAACACCCACAGATAAAACATCTGCCAGCTCACCTCCACCTGTTGTCTGGCGGCCGGTTGCTGGCAGTTTATATTTCTCTGTATAAAGTTGTCCGTCTACAAGAATATCTTTCGGAATAACCATTCCCTGTACAGCTTTTTCCGGATTCACACCCGCAACACTAACACCGGATTTCAGCACATCTACAATCTGCAGATTGCTATTGATTTCAATTTCTATATCTTCCGAAATGACATCACCAAGAGTTGCGTTATAAGCCTTTCCTCCGATACGGATAGTTCCGGTAGGACTGCTTTCAAATGCAGCTATAATAGCATTAACATCATTCTCACAACGGATTTCCATGATATTACCAAGAGTTGCCCTTCTTGGATATGTGCCGCAGACAAGCGTATTACACCTTGGAACACCATACGAATAAATCCAATAATTCATTGCAATTTCTACAATGACTTTGATGTAATACTGAAATTCTATTCTTACTCCTGCCGGCTTTACCATTGGAACCTCTCCGAGTGTAACCACTTTTCCTCCAGGAGTAAGAAAAGGCATTGTCAATATGATTACCGCCGGAAGTGCAGGATCCTCTTTGTAATAAATCGGCGAAACATCCCATAACAGAGCCAGACCATCCATCAAGTCATTGTAGGTACACTCATTTGTATTTACCAACATCTGATACTTTAGGAACTGCCGATATCGTTCATCACTGATAACAGGGTCTTCAACATCAATCCCTGCCAGAACACCAGCTTCTTTTCTTGTGAGCGTCACAATATCTCCAACCATGTCAAGATTTTTGCCCACAGCACTCTCTAAATCTGTCTGTAGGTCAAGTTCTGTGAACACCCCTTGTATTTCCTCGAGCTGCTTTGCAAATGCCGAAATTAAGCCCTCTATGAATTCTTTTCCTTGGAACTGCTGTGGTAAATCATCAAGCCAAGCATTAAGAATGTCCACTATACACCACCTCAATTCTCGTATCCGTCACGACAATTTTCTGTCTGCTCGTTACAGATACATTGACTTTTGAATATTCGCTTTCAGTCGGAATATAATCCTTATCACCTGTCGTCGCACATTTGATATCAATGTATGTAACACCACCAACAGTATCATAAATGCCGTCATTAAAGGTCTGTGACAGCAATGCGTCTCCTGCTTTCAACTCAGCAGCCTTGCTTAGAATAGAATCTATCGTAAGATTTGCATAATTTGTTGGAAGATAAGAGGAATCCGCATCTAAAGTGACTTTGAGCCATGTATAAACATATTCCGGACGATTAAATCTAATAGGAACCGCATCACCATACTTCGTGGCAACCTCTACTTCTATATCTCCGAAAGTCTGAATTCCGGCAGCTTTTTTATCGAGAATAATGGCGGCAATTTCCGAAGCTTCACCACCATCCACAATAATTTCTACACTGTGAGGAGGTCTTCCTTCCGAATCTGTATCATCAGTTTCATTCTCATAACCAGTTGCACTCTCTACATTTGCGACATTATTTATCAGCTGTGAGCAAATACTATCAATCATTCTTGTAGAACGAATAGCTGATTTTGCCAAATATGAATGCCTTAACTCAACATCTGTTTCCTGCAATCTGCCATATGTAGGCGGTATCAAGTTCTGTACACTTTCAAATCCTGCAATATTGGTAATAATTACAGTTATGGTACCATCCGGGAATATAAATTTTCCGTAATCATTAGTAGCAAAATCTGCTATCACAGTAACGCTTGCAGTTGTCAGATTGTCGGATAGAACCAATATGCCAACCCTCGAAACAGCTTCGTCCACAATGGATAGTGTCAGATTTTCTTCATCTACCGAAATCGCATATCCCTCCGGCTTCGTAACCGCAGCAAGTCCATTTAAAATTTCAAGAGCATCATCACTGGTGCTTGTATAACTATACTGAACACCATTAACCGATACAGAATAGAGAGAGCCTTTGCTTGCGGCAGCCACTCTTATCTCTGCACAATTAAACTTGTCTCTGGTTATTTCAAATTCACTTACTGCATTCAGCTTCATTTGCGGAGCAGTATTTGTAGCTACAACAGCTCCCTGTCTTATGGTTGTTCCGTCTTCCCCTTTGCAGTGCAGTTTATAATAACTGTAACTGTTCTTTTCTCTTTTAATTCCGCCATACTGAACAGCATTATCAAGGCTCGCTCCCTCCGCTGTTGACGGATATTTTGCATAATAACTGTTTTGTGCCGTTTCCCACAGTTCTGATATTTGTCCACCAAACGTAGTAACCAGCACATTCAAGAAAGATTGTGGATCCTGTCTTGTATTGAACTTGAACTTCTCTGTCAAATTAGAATGTATTTCATCTAATATCACATCCAATCGCTTTACCACAAATCCTTTTTCGGTAACTCCATAATCAGCCATAGATGGCAACCTCCTCTCTGTAAGTTTCTTGGTCCGTAACCGCCTCATAAGATATAATTGCCTTCCGGCTTGTTTTATCAATGCTGATAGTCACATCATTTACCTCTGTGACCTCTTCCACATTAAATATTTCATCTTCTATCAGTTCTCTTATTTGGTTTATATCAGGATTTTTTATGAAAATATGTTCAAAGTATGGTAGTCCTAATTCATCATCCCATCTCCATTCCTGGAAGAACCACTTGAGGCGGATATTTATCTTTTGACGAACTGAATTTTTAAGGACTATATCTCCATCCCGAAAACATAAATCCCCATTTTCAAGTAAAATATCCACAAGCACACCTCCTTAATTTGCATTTGATGTTTCTCCATTCACACCAGTGTGTGTATGTTTCTTCAATGATATGCCGCCAGCTGTCACATCACCGCTGACCTTTAAATTTCCTGTGATTTCCACACCTGTTTTTGCCACTTTCATCTTTGTGCTGCCATTCTTCAGAACAATACAATTATCATTGCATGCCTCCTCTAATGTAGAGTTGGTCTTATTGAGCAATCCCGGAATGGCGACAGCACTTGACAAATCAAATCGCATATCATTATCCGATTCTCCCCCGCCAAGCCAAGCATCCAATTCAACCTCTGAAATAATCACAAGGCAATCATCACCAGCTTTCACAGGGAATGTTATTTCAATCTTTGCCGACGGGCATTGCGGAAATATAAAAGGAACACCTGTAATCACAGGATATGCCATTTTCTTTCCTGCTCCCGTTACAAATGTTCCGTAAGGCTTGACTGTTGCCATGTTCTTTGCCGCATCAAACTTCTGTATTTTAGCCGGAA